CAATTAAATGTTATCATTGAGCGTATTAGTTGATAATTGTGTGTAAAATCGTTACAAATCAATAAATCAAGTTTAAGATTAAATTCAGAAAATAAATCAAAAAATCAAAAAAAATCAAAAAATCAACTTTTTTTTTATTCGCTTATATTTTCATTTTTTTTTAGTATAACTCTATTTTGATTTAATTGATTTAATTGATTTATCAGCGTAATATCAATAGTTAGTGCATAAATCAACTAGCTCGAGCAACTCGATTTTTTTGATTTATTACTATTTTGTAACTTTTAGCTTAAAATTAGCTTAATTGATAATCGTTATCAAATAAGTTTCTCAAGCTTAGATTATAGATTATAAAATTAAATGCAATTAAATTACAATGATAGTTTAAAAGCATCTAGGCACGTTTTAAAGCATTTTAACGCTTTAGCAATATAATACTATTAGCACGCTATTAAATTGCATTTAAATTAACGCTAGATGATTTTTAGCGTTAGTTGATTTTTAACGCTAGATGATAGATTAGTTTAATTGCATTTAAATTAACGCTAGATGTAAATTATCATTAAATGATTTTTATAGCTAGATGATAGATTATTTAATTTAGTTTCATTGCATAAAATGTTAATTGAGTTTAATTTTAATAATTGTTATCATTTAATATTTGTTTAAAATATTTACTAAATATTAACAATCGTTTTTAAGATAGCTAGCGTTTGATTTAAGAGATTTTGATTTGAAGTAATATGATTTATCGTTTGAAGTTTTAAAAGCGTGCTATCGCAAAGATAACACGCTCAATTTTGATTTATTCTTTATCGTCTGACTTGCTTTGTCTTTGCTTGCAATTTTCTTGATAATAAATTTTATCTTTTTCATAATCGTAAGTTTCAGAATTATGCATATTTGCTTTTTTCTCTTTGATTATGTTTGCAAGCTCGCTTATTTTCTCAGTTTCTGCATTTGTTTCAATTAAGCTTAAAAGTTCGTTTTCTAGCTTTTTAACTTCGTTTCTGCGTTGATTGCTAATAAACGAAGCAACTCGACAATAAGACTTTTTCGCTATCATTTCATCGTCACGCTCGTAACGATTATGATATTTACAAAAACGCATAACGCAATTTTCTTTTTCATCAAAATAATCTTGATGTTTAACTTCTCTTGCTTTTCTTGTAGTCAATTCTTTTAAAAGCTCGTCAAACTCACTTTTTGCACTTTTTGATAACTTTGCGTTATCTACAATTTGATTTAATTTTTCAACTAACTCGACTTTACTTAACATTGTTTTATTCTCACTTTCTTTAATTTATTTTAGTTATTGATTAGCTAGCATAATCTTTAACTTTAATAAGATTATATCATAAGTTAGTTTAAATTAAACTTAACTCAATTTGATATATTCTTATTAAAGCTAAACTTCGCTTTAATAGAAACATTATAACATAATCTTACTTAAATTAAACTTAATTCAATTTAATCTAATTATGTTAAATTGCAAAATCTTATATTATAGCATAATTTCTTGATATTTGTCAAGTTGATAATCGCTATCAACTTAATTTATATATTGAAAAGCTTTTATTATAACATAAGTTTGCTTAAACAAAACTGAAAAGAACTCTAGCTCGATTAAAATTACATTAGAATAATTTAGCTAATCAAGAGCAATTAAATTAAATTGCTCTTTGTTAGTTAAATTAGATTAATTCTGTAACTAGATAATTATCGTCTAATTCTCTATCAAGTCGTAACGTTTCAATTATTTTATTTTCATATATCGCTAAAGAGTTTATAAACTCAATTACGCTTTTTTCGTCAATATTTTTTATTTCATCAAAATTTGCACTTTGATTAATATAAAAAATCTCTAGCTTATTAAGCTCAATTTGTATTTTTCTAAAATTAAACTCAATTCTTAATCGTTTAGCTTTTAATGCTAACTTCATCGTTGAAACATTACTATATAAATAATTTTCAAGATATAGAAAATCTTTAAATTGATGATTATATTTTGACGCTTCAAGTAATTTATTATATTCATCTAAAAAATCGCTTGCGTGAATTAAGTCGTATTCAAAAACATTACTTAATTCATTAAGAGTTTTAATTAATTCTAGCTTTTCAAAAGCAACTTTATATTTTATAGCATTTAAAGTTTGCTCAAACTCTGAAAATCTATCGTTTTGCATTTTCTTTTCTCACTTTCTTTTGAAATGTAAAGAGATTATAACATATAATCTCTTAAATTAAACTTAATTAAATAATGTTTGTTAAAAATGTTTTGCGATAGAAAATTGCTTATATAATATGTTACGCGAATAGCATAATTTTGCTTAAGAAATGCTTAAACGAAAAATGCGATTTGGCAGATTATATTTTAGCAAGATAGTAAATTAAGTTTAATAATGTTGAAGTTGCGATAATGTTTCTCGTGAAACTTCTAAAGAATTAAGTTGTAATATTTTGGAATTATTTTAAGCTGGCCTTAAGTTTGGGAGGTGGGTGCGACAAAGCCGGAGTAGAGTTGAAGACGACAGAACGCCCTCCGATACGCAACCAATTTTTCAAATTAATATTCAATTAAATTTAATTTAACAGACATATACTCCGATATCTACAACAGATTTTTCAAATTATTATTCAATTAAATTTAATTTAACAGATATACTCACAATCTAACAAAGCACCACTCCAAATCTAACCTCATCTAATCCATACCGTAAAATAATAAAAAATTTTCATTAAATTATTATTCAATTAACTTTAATTACAACACAATTTTAATTAAACTTAATAGAATATCAACTACGGCCAGCAACTCTAGCTATCATTAGCTACGTAAGCAAAGCTTAAGTTAAACTTAGCTATACTTACAGAAAAACCATAAAGGAGTATCCGTGGCTAAAGCACCGAAGCCAGTCCCAGTTGCACTCTTAAACCTTATGAAGTTAGAGTATGAAGCAGGGGCGGAGATAAGCACAATATTAGATAAGTATAAAATTACTAAGGAGCAGTTGGGAGAGCCTGAGTGGTTGAGCAAGCCACGAGTTACAATCCTACCAGCTCTTAACAAATCACCTGCATCAATAGAACCTAATAAACCACTAGCTCCTGCGGTAGTAACTATAGCTCAACCAGCATCACAAGACCTCAACGAAGCAGAGCAGGACGAGAGCGTAACCCGCATACTAGAGAAAATTAGTTCGTTCAAGGAGAAAGCGGTTGATTATGCCTTAGATATGATGTCGATGGTTGGAGATACTAAGGAGCTTAAGGACCTTATTAGTTCGGTAACAGCGATAGAGGCGACTTACAAGGACTTAAGGCCTAAGGATAATACTCCAGTGATAAACATAGCTATACAGAACTTGGTGGATAGGTTCCGTGATGATTGCTGAGGATAAGATAGACGAGCTGAAGTCGAGGGAGCTTACAGAACAATATTCAGCGGCACAGACTACGCTCACCCAGGAGCAACAAGAGTTTATGGATAGTAAGCTTGGGTCTAAGTTGTGGAGAATGAATAACCTCTATACCATCAGGGATAAGAACGGTGTTAAGAGGATATTAACACTAAATCACAGCCAGAACAAGGTTCTTACGCAGTTTAAACACAACCGCAAAATAATCCTCAAGAGCAGACAGCAGGGTATATCGACGCTATTTCTGGCATATTACCTAGATGACTGCCTGTTCAAGCCAGGATTTCAGGCTGGTATCCAGAGTTATGGTCAGGACGAAGCTGAGAAGCTGTCCGATAGGGCACTATTGATGTGGGAGGATTTAGACCCTGACGTAAAGACCCTGCTCAACCTTAAGTTGGTGGCGAACAACTCGAAGCGTATGATGTTCTCGAACGGCTCAATACTAAAGATAGGTAACTTCCGTGGCGATACACTCCAGGGATTACACGTGTCCGAGCTAGGTAAGATAGCTAAGAAATATCCAGACAAGGCGAAAGAGCTAAAGACTGGTGCGTTTCAGGCTGTAGGTAAGGATAATAAGATAACTATCGAAAGCACCGCAGAGGGTCGCAACGGGTTATTCTACGAGATGTGGCTTAAAGCGTATAATAAAGCTAAGCTCTCACGTGACCTCAACCAGCTGGAGTTTCAGGCTGTGTTTCTTAGTTGGGTAGAGGACCCGGACTGTAACCTTAGTTCAAGAGTGGATATAAATGAGGCGATGCGGGAGTATTTTACTAAGGTTGAGCAGGAGTATGGCATAACACTAACTAACACCCAAAAGTGGTGGTATGCGTCTAAGTATGAAGAGCTAGGTTACGAGATAAAGCAGGAGTATCCTACAACACCAGAAGAGGCGTTCGAGCAGTCGCTTGAGGGTTCTATCTACAAGAAAGAATATGACGCACTTTATTCGTCCAAGAGAGTGCTACCTAACCTACACTATCACGGGCTACCAGTCCTAGTTACCTACGATATAGGTGTTAATGACGAAACTGTGCTAATTTTCTCACAGGTTGTGGATGGTGTCCCGAGGGTTATAGATTGTTACGCTGCCAGTGGTGAAAACTTAGAGCATTATGTTGAGGTTATGTGGGCACTTAAGAGGGATAAAGGGTATGACATACAAGATGTAGCTCTACCACACGATGCGATGGTAAGGGAATTTAGCACTGGTAAAACTAGGTTAGAGAAGTTTCTGGAGCTTGGAGTGCCTGCTAGGGTTCTGAAGCGTATAAGCATAGATGATGGCATAAGTGCTACAAGGGATTTTCTGAACGTTGCACTAATAGATGATAGTTGTGAAACGTTGCTCCTAGCTATACAGCAATACCACTGGAAATATGACACTAGATTAGGTGTTTCACTACGAACGCCTGAACACGATTGGACTTCAAACTATACAGATAGCTTGCGTTATACAGCCATAGCGGCAAATTATAATAAAAAAGAGCTACTAACTGATGATGAGATGGGCTACCCTGACGATTATTACCAAGATGATGAGTATTCAGGGCTTTAAGCTCAGTTTAAGCTATAATATGATATACTGACTACAAAATACTAGAGAAAGGGCTATAAAATGGGTGAAAATGGTAATCCAGAACAGGACGTTAAAACTCCTGAAACACTAGATACTGCTACCAGCACAGGCGATAAGGACTATGACGTCTCTAATTTCCTTAAGAATATTGAGGAGAATATGCCAAAAGACGCTGACGCGGTAGAATACTACAAGGGTAAGTTGATTGAGGCAGAAAAAAGGAGACGCGGCACTGTCGCAGGCTTCACCAAGAGCCAACAGCAGTTGAAAGCTGTGGAAGCTCAAGCTACGTTTTTGCGTGATAAGGTTGCGGCTCAAATAAAGCTCACTCCTGAGCAACAGGACGAGCTAGATACTCTAAAACTAACTGACCCAGACCAATGGCGAACTAAAATAGATGCCTACGAGGTAGCTGCCAAGAAGCAGTTTGAGGACGGTATAGTTAAGGAGCTAGAGCGTATTAAAAGCCTTAGTGCAGAAGAGTTTGAGAGGGAGAGATTAGCTGAGCAGCTAAGGGAATTTATTACCGCTAATCCTGAACTTAATCTTACAAAGGACGAAATCGCAGACCAAATTCCTCCTTTGTATATGAAAAGGCTAGCAAAGGGAGAAATTTCTTTCGAGGAGTTCCTAGGTTTAACTAAGAAATTCCTTACGGCTTCGGAGAAAACATTAGCTAGAGAGGTGCCTCAAGCAAACGGCACTGATATTAGCGGTGTTAGAGGTTCGAGCAATGCTCCTGCTAAAGCAGAGGTGTCCAATATTTTGGATAATGAGAAAACTATAACGTTCTAAAAGGAAATAAAATGGCAAAACAAAGCACAGGTATCCTTCGATACGGCAACGCTCTTGAGCGTAAAGGCTGGATGGTCGAGGGTATGATACAAAAAGCCTCAGAAAGTTTCTGGAGAGGCTTAACTGGTAATAACCACGATGCGATTATTTATCAGAAAAATGATTTTAACGCAAAAGTAGGTCATAATATCATATTCGACTACAGCGGTAACCTGGCAACAGCAGGTTTTAGAGGTAAAGAGCAAGCGTTCGGTAATAGCCCAGCGAAAATGAAGTTTAGCGATAGCTTAACACTAGAGTTTGGACGCTATACCGTTGATAATGGTATGGAGTTTGATGCAGAGGCTATAGGTGATATCGACCTTAGCACACACGCAGATAGCCGTGAAAAGCTAGCGGACAACTTCGTAAGAGCTAAAGACCAGATGTTCTTCGACTTAGGTCAAGGTTACTTAAGAAATCAAGCTCCTACTCACGTAATTCGCCCTGGTAACAAAGCTACAATCGGTGCATTAACTGCAACAGATAAACTTAGCTGGGAGTTTCTAGTTAATATGGAAACAATCGTTAAGACTGGTATAGGTTATACTGTTGGTGGTCGCAGAAGCCCAATGAAACCATTTAAACTATCGGACGGTAGAAAAGTATGGCTATTGGTTTTGGACTCATTCCAAATCGCTGACCTACTTAAAGATGAGAAGTTCCAAAGGGTTTATCAACACGCAGAAGTTCGCGGTATAGGTAACGCACTAATTAGCCATAACGTAACTCAAGTAGGTTCGTTTGTTATTATGGAGGCTAGCACATTTGCAGGTTCATCTATAAATAACCAACTATTTAAAACTGCGGTAGAAATCCAAGGTCTTAGAACTGTGGACGAAAATGGAACATTTAGTGGAACAGGTAAAGCACAAGCAGGTAAAGTTGCTTCACGTGGTCTAATCTTAGGTGCTGGTGCATTCCAACTAGGTATGGGTAGCACTCCAGACTACAAGTTCCAAGAGAGCCAAGATTTTGGTATCACAAGCGAAAGTGCAATGCTCCTAACAATGCAAGCTGATAAATGTAAATTGACCGCTGAGGTTGAGGACTATAAAGAGGCTAAAGTTGCTAATATGGACTATGGCGTTGCTGTTATTGATACCTATAACGATAAACTAAGTCAATAAAGGATAATAAATGGCTAAAAGAGTAGATTTTACTAAATTTCTTGGTAATAACAAGAAGTATTCAGCTTCGGCTGCGATTGCTAATGTTAAGATTTCAGCCCTAAAAGAAGCAGGAGTTGAAACAGGTGATACAGTAGTTTTAACTAAAATCCCTGCTAACTCTCTAATTACAGGTGTAACTCTTGTAGTTAAAGAGGGTGCTACAGGTGGTAACGTTAATCTTAGCGTTAATGGTGCTGCGGTCGCATTTGACCTTGGCACTGTTAAAGTAACTCCACAAACTACTTTTGTCCCTACGGTAACTAAGGAAGTTGTAGAAGTTACAGGTGTAGTTACAATGGGTGCAGCTAATATAGGCGAGGGTTATGCTGTTATAAGCTTTATCCCTCTTGATACATTTGACGGAATGTTCGTAGGTTAATACCTACGAACTAAAGGCGAGCGATGTTAGTTTCTAGTTTAATATCAAGTGTAAGGTATAGGGTTGGTGATGTCCCTAATACAAAATTTACCGATGCTCGTATAATTGAGCTGATTAATGAGGGCTTAGACGACCTCGCTCGCAAAGTTAATATAAACAAAGGCGAGTTAGTTCTCCCTGTAGTTCCGTATCAACGTAAGGTAGTAATACCAGACCCTGATTTTATAAAACTATTAAGGGTTAGATGTAATAACCAGCCTGTGGAAGTAAAGTCATTTAGTTCGATGGACAAAAATCCACAGTGGGAGGAAGAAATTGGCAGTAATTTAAAATCTGTCATATATAACCTCAACAATCCACGCGAACTTAGTCTTTATCCTTTGTTGGAGGAGCCTACCTATACAAATTATAGACAACTAAATAACTTTGTTTCTAGCGATGGACTTTATGGTATAGCAATAGATATACCAGGAGTTACAAGAGATAATATCGATGGTATTATCACTGGCTTAAAAGTAGATGATGACCTACGCATTATTTATATCCCAGAAGGTATGCAGCCTAATGGTCAAATGACATCAATGGCTGATGGGTTTAATCTTTTAGATATAAAATACTCAAAACGTCCTAAACAAGTTAGCGAAAAAACAGATATTGTGGATTTAAATGAAATGTTTAAATCTACGTTAGTTTATTACGTTTCGGGTATGCTACTATTAGATGATACACGTGGCGAGAATATAAATAAAGGTATGTTATTCATCAACAAATATAAAACAGAGTTGGAGAATATCCAGGAACACGAAAAATCAGGCTATCAAAGTATAGCTGAGTATTCAGTGCAATATAGAACGGGATTTGGAGACGAATATGGCATCTAACATTAAAGAAATTTATGTAAATAAATTGACCCTAGAGGATATGGAAATAGGAGTTGGCAACGTAGTTCAAACTAGGGGCGGAGTGCAAGTTACTAGAACTAAAATAAACGCACAAAACTTCCCTTATGATGAAACCCATACCTTAGGTCAAAGACTTAATAGTGTTCAAAATGATTTGGCTAAGGCTGAGGAGCTATTAAACAAACTAGCTTCAAATAATAACGAGGCGAAAACAGTAAAAGAGGACGTTGAAAGGCTTAAAAGCGAAATAGTTAATAAGGTAGCTAGTGCGGTTCAAACACTAGATGATTTAAATGCGTTAAAAGCTAATGTAGAGGGTAAAGTCCAAGAAGCTAGTCAAGCGGCGGCTAGTGCTTCGTTTTCATCTACCCAAGCAAGCACAACATTAAATTCGGTTAATTTAGTATTAAGCGAGATTACTAACCTTAGCGACGCTATGAAAGTTCTACAAAAAGCTGTCGATAGTGCATTAGTATCATTTAACACAAAAATAGCTCGTGGGGAAGAAATTAATAGTCATATTATCGAAGCTGAGGCGCAATTTAAAACCATAGAAACTAAATTATCTCAAGCAATACAATCAATTAATGAAATAAGAAAAGCAAGTGAGGACGCCGTAGCGGCTTGCGAAGCGGCACAAACTAGCGAGCGTAAAGTAAAAGAATACTGGGAACAAGCCGAGGAAAGACGTAGAGAGTGGCTGTCTATGACTAGAGGTCCACAAGGAGACCCAGGCCCTCAAGGTCCTGCAGGTATTCAAGGCCCTGTTGGTCCAGTCGGCCCGCAAGGTAG